AAAGTGTATTTTACCTCTAGCATTATCTATATAAAATAATCCGTTTACTTGTAAGCTTTCTGGATTACCACCATACCTTGAACCTGTATCATTTTGATAATCATATAAATTTTCAGGAGATCCGTTAACTGTTGTGCCTTCTGATTTTGAACGAAAAGCAGTCCATGTTTCTGAATCAAAAGATTCTAATACATCTCCATTACTATCATACATGTATGTATAATCATCAGCTTGTATAATACCTTTTGGATTACTAGTTTTACCTGTTGGATATATGATATGCTCTAAACCTCCATTATCTATATAACTACATTTAATATAGTTAACATAATCATGAGGTAATGCCATTGTTAAACTTGGTGGTATATCTATTTCTTGTGATTTACTAGACCTGAATACGTCATAGCTTAATTCTTGTATTGCTCTTTGAGCATGAAAAGCTACATCAGCTCTTCTAACTTTATTTACTATTTTGTTAGGTCCAACATAACCTACCATAAAGTTGTTTATAATATCTTTAACAGTTATAAATTGATAATTACCTAGGTTTTCATCAAAATTAAACTGTCTTACTAATACAATATCATCTAAAGCTGGTTTACCAGATGTAAATGTTACAGTACCTATAGCTGGTGTGCCAGCTGTAGCATATGTGTATGTCCCACTACTAACCTCAGTACCATTAACAAATATAGTAAATTGTTCTTCGGCTGTTGGTGCAGGGCTAAAACTTAATTCATATTTACCCTCATCACCATGACCAGAACCACCTGCTTGATTTGCTGTTGTTGTAAAACTCTGACTATTTTCGTAATATTGCTGTTGTGTTCCTGTAAATAGTGGCATATCTTATTATTGTTTTTCTTGTTGTAAATACTGAGCCTCTTCTGTACCAGCTAACTGATATAGTCCAGGATCTTTTATTGTAATACCGGCTAATTCTAGTATTTTAATAACTAAATTCTTTTCCTCTGATGGATGTAATTCAAAGTGAGTTGTTCTATCCGCATTGTATAATGCTTTTTCGTTAACAATTGTATATCCCCATGCTACTTTTTGTGGGTGAGCTATGTAGTTACACACGACATCAGTTGTGATTGTTGTTGGATAGATTTGTATTGTTCTTTCTAAAGGTATACCTGTTAATAGATTTGTTGCTGATCCAATTCTAAGTATATTAGATGCTCTAACGTAAACAGGTCTGTCTACACTTGGAGCTGTTAAAGGTGAGTTTTGTATGTGATGAATTTGGTTTTGATCAATTTTTTCAACCTCAACATATTGATCGTTACATTTTGAATATACCTCACCCATTCTATAATGGTCTGGTAATTCCCAAATTCCAAATTGATTTGCGTTAGTTGTGTATAAACAGCTAACTCTATATTTTTCAAAAATATCTATTTTTTCATTTAATAAATCTAGCATATCAGAATATGTACTATCATTTCCTGTTTCTCCTTTTTCAAATTGATTCCAATCGTAAAAGTATTGTTCAAATATATTTAGTTGTGCTTGATTTGCTAACAAATTAAACTCTTGTGGAGTTATATAACCTCTTTGTTCTTTATTAGCCATAGCTAACACTCTTTGATATACTGTATCGATATTAACTGCCATAGTTTTTTTTATTTATAGTGTAGTCACCTCATAGAGATGACTACTCCATAAAGTGATTAATTATTTTAATCTTTTTTGTATTGATGTTAAAACCTCCATACCTTCATCAGTTTTAAACCAAGCGGCTAAAGCTGAATATGGATGTTCATCTAATGGTACTGTAAATAGTTTTCTACTATTACTTGCCCATTGAAAGGTTCTATTATCAGGTGAAAGTTTTAGTATATCTGCTTCTACAGCTTTTATACCTATGTTTCTTAACTCAACAGAATCATCCTGAGCTAATTCTAAGAACATATAAGGGTTTCTTTTAGCCATAAGCATTAGATCTCTTTTTATTTCATTAGAGGTCATTTTATTTACAGCGCTACCTTGTTCAACTCTTAATATAGCTTCAGCTTGATCAATCTCAAGTTCTCTAGCAACTAATAATGCTTCGATTTCCACTTCCATGTAACCTAAATCATTGTTAGCTTCCTGAACATCATCACGTTCAACGTATATAACATCTTTCATCGGATGATATAATGATAATAGTTTTTGAAGATTTTGTCTTCTTTTTGGAACAACTATTGTTCCGTTTCTAAAGGATATATGTCCTAAAGTTGCAACTCCTTTTTGCTCACTAACAAATGGTGAGTTTTGATTAGTTGCGTATCGTAATTCTTTTTGGTGTCCTTCAACATCATCAAACCATAATAAAGGTTTTCTTTGAGTGTGTCTACTTGGAATTACGTATACAACAGGTTTGCTATCTGATTTTAAAGTATAGATCCTGTCTTTTATTTCCCACGTATCTGGGGTACTTGTTTTTTTTGCCATGATATAATATAATTAAAAAAGTTATTAAAAATAAAAGGTTAGGGTACCTTTTTGAGCTTGTGCTTTTTGGTACCCTTAATACCTTTTAATTATTGTGTTGATTAGTCACCAATCACACCGTCACCAGACTTAAGCAAAATAAAGTTGTTTGCTCCTTGAACACATAAACATCTCTCAGATAAGAAATGAACGTTCATTGCGTCTTCGTCAGAAGTGTAGTTTCCACCAACTGAACCAGTGATCCAAGACTTCATTCTTCTGTCATCAGCTTCAGAAGCTCTATATCTAACATGAAGATAAGGTCTTTGGATGTTTTTACCAAGAATTTGGTCATAAACAGTAGATACTCCAGCTGGTACAAAAACTCCTTCAACATCTTTAACTAATCCTCTTGTAGTAGAATCGTTAAGATATTTCCAGTCAGTTTTATAGAAGTCATAAGAACCTCTTCTGAAACCAGAGAAACCTAAATTTAATGCCATATCCTCAGAATTGTCAAATACACCGTAAGATGTACCACCTGATCCGTAAGAATTTTGTGCAGCTAACATGTTATCGATAGCTAATGAAACTCCTCTATTAAGGAATAACATATTTTCTTCGATAGCACCTTGCTTGTCTAATTCTTGTAGAATGTTATCGAAATCAGCCAAACCGTCTGTTCCCGCTTGAGATCCACCGAAATCAGCATCAGAATAAACTAATCCTCTTGATTCGATAGCAGCAAACATACCTTCTGAACCTTTAACAGTAAAACTGTTAGATCCAGCACCAGGGTCTGCAGTAAACGAGTGTGCAGCTTTTTCAGCTTCAATCATTACCATTTCTAATTGATCCTCGAATCTGATCCTTGCTTCATGCTCAGATTTTAGATACCACAAGTAACCAGATGTACCGATTTCTGTAGTAACTTCAACCCAACCAATTTGAGCAGTATCAGAACCGTTTACAGAATATTTGTCTCTAATGATAACTGGAGAATTCTTATAAAATTCGCTTTTAGCGTTTATAGAATTACCAACATCTTTAGATCCTTTTCCGTATTCAGAACCATAAACAAACAAGCTAATGCCTGTTGTTGCGCCAGAGTTATCCCAGCCACCTGCTGCTGCATCATTTAATGCTGAAGCCTTGTAAGGCACAGCAGTAATAGTTGTTGCAGAAGGTTTAGCTTGTACATAACACTTAGCTGTTTTTCCACCTTTGCTAATTATAACAGTATCTCCAATATTTACATAATCTTGATTTGCAGAACTAGCGAAAGTAATCTTGTTCGTCGCAGCATCAGAGTTAGCAGCAAGACTACAATCGTCAAATGCTACATGAATTCTTCCCTGCTCAGCCCAGACAACTTCATCAGAAGCCATTGGCATTTCAGCGCCAACCATACGTNNAAAACCGCTAACAGATCTGTTTCCAAATCTTTCAACTTCTTTTTCGTAAACTTCTGGTAAAAACTGTTTGGTGAAATTAAAATCATTACCGTCTATTGACAGGTAATTCCCAGCGAACAAACTTTTGTCCGGTCTGGGAGTCAGGTGTGCAGTTGATGCACCGCCTGAAAATGTTCCTAAACTCATAGTTTTTAATTTTTAAAGTTATTTTCGTTTAATTTTAAATTTAAAGTCACTTGATGAATCACCTGAAGGTACTGCTCTTACTTTAAAACCGCTAACATCTTGAACTTTCTCGTGTGTTTTACGAGGGTCCATGTCAACGTTTTTGGCTTTAGCAACACTATCCTTGATAGCATCAGCTTTACCTTGTTCGTAAAAGTGATTAGCAACTAAATCAGGATTCATTGCAGTAAATAAAGATTTATGATAACCTTGTGCATCTTCCATTTCATTATTATTGTTCGTAAACTTACTAATAAAATTTCCAATATCACTTTGGCTCTTTTTTACATTATCAACGTCCCTAACATTAAATCTGTATTTTTTCTCTCCAACATTATATTCAAAACCTTTGAATTTGTTTGAGAAGACATTATCTGTCTTTTTCATAAATACAGAAGATTGCTTTTCGTTTACCTTAGCTTCTTCATTGTAACGATTGAAAAAATCCATAGCTTTTTGTTGGTCTTCCGTTAAGTTAGAACCAGCTTTGATTTCTTCGTAATATTTAGACTTTAACCCGTCTAAATGGGCTCTAGCGTCTGCAACTTGCTCTTTTAACGCTAATTTTTTTCTCTTAACAAGTTTCTCATCTTCCTCTTCTTCTTCAGTCCATGAATATTTATCTTCCATGATAAATTGAACTTCGTCGTCAGTTAAATGAGGTTTTGTTTGTTTGTAGTATTCTCTAAGTAAAGACTTATCATCTTGTTTACTATAATCTTGATTAAGTTTTACATAGTCATCTAAACTACCACCAGTGTCATTAATAAAGTCTACGACTTTTTGAATATTTTCTGGTAATGGTTCTCCAGTTTGTTGAGCTTGCTCTACAGCGTTTGCAACATCTTCTTCAACCTCTTGTACTTGTTCCTGAATTTCTTCTTCAGTAACTTCAACCTCTTCTAAAATAGGTTGTTCTACTTTTTCTTCAACTTTTTCTTCAACAACTTCTTCTTTATTTTCAGGTGCTGGAATTTTATTAGTTTCAGAATTATCCATTAAATCTTCTTTTTCTTCAACCTCTTCAGGTTTTTTAGAAAAATCTAATTTAAAATCTCCTGATTCATTTTTAGGTGTTTCAGGTTTTTCAACCTTTTCAGGTGTTTCTGGAGCGACTTTCATTTCGCCTCCTTCTTGTTCTACTTGTGTAGATTCATTTTTAGTTTCAGTAGGTTGAACTTCTTCAACTACCTTTTCTTCATTTTTAGCCATAATATAATATTATATAATTAAACAATTATCTTGGATCAAACGAATTTAATCCAAAACCGCCACCCATTATATCGTTTCCACTGGATTCGAAATCTTCTGGTGACTTATCTTTATTTCTTTGATCGATCATTTTAGACTGTTGAGTAGCTTGTATTCTAGTTCTTTCGTCTTTTCGATCTTCCTTCATCTTCTCTTTACCTGTGATGTTATCAAATTCCATACCTTTTAATATTTTGTTTATTTGGAATTCATGATTCATCAAAGCTTTTTTATGTTCAACTTCTTTAGACATTCTCATTAACTCTATTTGAGCCTCTGTTTGTGCTAATTGAAGTTTCTGTTCTGTTAAAGCTGCATTCTTTTGAACCTCAGCTTGTGCTGCAACTTCTTGAGCTTGAGCATTTGCTTCTGCTTGAGCTTGTATATTTCTTTCGTTATTAGCTTGATCTCTTTCTAACTTTTTCTTACGTCTTATTTTAAGAAGTTGATTAGCTAGTTTAACATTTTTTATTTCTCTTAAATCAATAGCATCTTCTAATTCAATGTTTTGCTGAGTTAAAGCCATTTGAATATTATTCTCTAACATCTGTTTTTCTTCATCATCAGGTGTTAATTCTAAAAATATACCAAAATCATATAGATGTAAGTTTTCTAACTCAGTTAAAGTAGCGACGTTATGAGCACCTATAGACTGTATAAAAGCATCTCTTGCTGGAGAATACTCTATAATATCAGATACTCTTAATGATATTGCTTCACATGTTTCAGCACTTAAATATAAACCACCTTGCAATATGTGTCTAGTAGCAGTATTACTATTTGCAGCTGCTATTTTCTGTACACCAACTAAAGCATCTTTAGAAGGTGAGCTAGCATCTTTAGCTTCATTTAACCCGGTCACGTCTCTTATCATTTGTAAATAATAATTGTACGTTTGAATAAGTGATTGCATTTTTTGACCGCCTGATCCACTTTGTATTTCTTGAATAGGTACTTTACCTGGGTTCATATCACCATCAGATGTAAACGACCTACCTATAATACTACCAGTTTGGAAGAACATATTTAATGCTTCCTGTGGATTATAGTTAGTGCCGTTACCAAGATCTATTTCAGCTAAACCATCTGCATCTAAATAAATACCATCTGGTACTAATCTAGACATAACTTGTTGTAGTTTTAAATGAGTTAACTGGATCATATCAGCAAAACCTGTTATTCTGCTAACTAAAGATTCAATTCTACCTTTATACATTCTTGGTGCACAAATAGAATAATTCATTTTTACCTTAGTATAATCACTTTTAGGTCTCATCATGTTTTTAGCTAATTGCCATTTTAACATTTTTTCAGTACCTAAAATCATAGCGCCCTCGTATAAAACCTCTATTGATCTTGATAATTTACCATACTTTCTTTCAAGCATTTCATCCATTGCTGGATTAAATTGATCATTTTTTACTAATATTTTGCTAGCTCCCGTTGCGGTATCTTTAACTTTATACACCTCGTTAGCATATGTTTTGTAATTAAAATATAAAACTTGTACTTGATTTTTATCTTCTTGATTTGTTTCTGTTATGCTTCTATTGTAGTAACCAGAGTTTTGAAACCCTTGTTTTTGTATATTCTCTAACTCTTCTGATGATAAATCAGGAAACTGTTTTTTCAATTCATTAACAGGTATACTTTTAACTTCACCTACATAATATATATCTTCAAAGTAAGGCGAATCAGTATAAGAGTATACTAAGTTAGCAGGATCAACATAGTCAATAGTGATACCATTAGACTTGCTAAAGTTAGTTTTTACAGCTCCAATACCAAGAACAGTTAAATCATAGTTAAATCTTCTTCTTGCTAAATCGTAGTTATTACCTTGCATTATAGTATTAATAGCTTGTTCTTCTGCTATTTCTATAGATTGCTTATAGCTTAACTGCATATGTAATTCTAATTCTTCTATGCTATCAGGTAACTCTTCTTTTTTAGTTTCTCTTAAATCTATACCAAAAGCTTGCTCTGCAAACTCGTTTAGCTCTTTAGCTTCCATATCCCTTATCTTAGCTTCCATATACTGTGTTCTTTTAGAAACACCGTATGGATCTTGAGAATATGCTTTTACATCAAAAACTCTTTCTGATATACCATTAACTACTATATCTACAAACTTAGGTATAATAGGTACTGGTTTCCAGTCTAAATTAAGATATGATAAATCACCATTAATAGATAATTCATCTTTATATTTTTGTATACTTTGTTCACCACGTGCATATAGTCTAAGTTTATGGAATTCTGTTTGATTACCATAATATCTATTAGCACCAGAGTCGCGTTTAAACCACTCACTTTCAATTGCTTTAGCAACTTTTAATCCATAATCTACTTGGATCTTCTCAATGTCGCTAGCAACTTGACTTGGGAAATAACTTTTAACAACTGACTCAGCCATATTAATTTATTAATTTTGATTGCATACCTTTTTGTTTGTATTTAGCTATGCTTATGTTTAATTTTGTTCTTTCTTTTTCAGCATTAGGTCTGTATAAATGTCTGTTACAAGCCATTATTGCTAAACCCGAACTAATAGTAGCATCAAACTTTGTTCTATTATTAATATCAAATTTAGCCCAGTCACCTAATGTGTTATTAAAATATATATTACCGTGTGTACCATCTTGTTTTAATCCCACATGATCTTGTATATACATTTCTATCGCAGCAGCGTGTGCTTGCTTAATATCTTCACTAGAGTTTG